TGGAAACTGCGCAAAAATGGCGATTATGAATATAGCATTACACTTTCCGAGTATGTTTTTATCAAGTGATATTTTGGCACGGCAAAAGCCGGAGATTACTCCCCGGCTTTGTTGTCCAGTACATACAGTTCTGTTAGTGTTACATCCAGCGCGGCGGCAAGTGCCGCTGCAATGGATATCATGCAGTCGCCGCGCTTTTCAATATCTTGTATGGTACGGCGCGGCACACCAGATAACGCGGCAAGTTTGGGTACGCTTAGCCCCTGTGCCAAGCGGATTTCCCGCAAGTGCAGCATGATTGATTCCCCCTTGTCAGATTGATTTAATAAGATAAAAAAGCGAAAAACACAACCCCAAAAGGAAAAATACTTGCAAAGCAACTTTGATATATATATTTTTCATCTTGCGCAATTGAAAGACTTATGATATAGTTTGAATAAGGTTGGGGGCTTGCGCCCCCGCGCCTTAGTCTTGGAGTATATCAATCAGGATTTTGAGCCATCCCACGATTGATATGAGCCGTATTATGAGCTTTTCGGTTGCTTTCAGCAATTCGGAAAGCTCTTTTATTTTGTCGTCTTTCAATCATTGCACCTCCTTTCTATGCTTATAGTATAGCACGTTTTAACGTGCTAGTCAAGCATTTATTTAAAATTTATATAAAATATTCTAAAGAAAGAGGTGTAGACCGTGTATTACGGAACCGATGAATATCATCTGCTGCTGATGCGGGCAGGCGCTTGGGAAGATATCACCAGCCAGACCTCAAACCTTTCCAGCAGCGATGAAATGAATACATTGAGTGTGGAAGTCAGCTTTTCCATTGATGCAAATCCGCTGGATAAATATATCCCCAAACTGGCAGTACAGGTTGGGGATAAAATCAAAATCATGAATAAAGATAAGGAAATTTTTCAGGGTGTTGTGACCGAGGACAGTCTTGATTTTACTTATACTGCGCATGATTTTGGCTGGTATCTGAATAAATCCACGTTGACTTTTCAGGCGAACAATGCGCCCGCGGATGATGTGATTACCGGGCTTTGCAGCCGTGCTGGCGTGCCGCTGGGCAATGTGCCTGCAATGCCGCAGAAAATCACAAAATTATATGTTGGTGAAACTGTTTCCGGCATTATGACTGATGTTTTGTCGCAGGTAACAACCTTGACCGGACGGGAATTTTTATATCGTGTGGAAGCCGGGAAGCTTTGGATACGGGATATGCCGGATGATGTTGTTGTCCTCAAGCATTATCCGGCTTGGAACATCTCCCCTTACCCGGCAACCTGGGCGCTTGGCAAAGTTTCCGGTGGGCATAGTTTGGATGATTTTGCAAACGCTGTGCAGCTTGTTAATGAGGGCGATAATGTCGCGCATATTGTTGCATCGGCGGAAAATGCCGCAAGTATCGCGAAATTTGGACGGGTGCAAACGACATTAACTGTTTCAGATGATATGAATGGCACGCCTGCTGCCATCGTAAAAGCTGCTTTGGAAAAGTCAGACCGCCTGCCGGGAGAATTTACAATCGCGCAAATGTATGGCGCGGATATCGCGAAATCCGGGCGGGTTGTGCAGTTTGGATCAGATGCGTTTGGGCTGTCTGGGCTATACCGTATCAAATCTGTGACGCATGAATATGGGCATCCGCATACCATGAGTTTAACTGTTGTGCCGGTCAGTGTGCCGCGTGCTGGGGATGGTGTGGTAGGTATTCCTGGCAGTACAGTTACAGCGCCGCCAGCAGCATCTGATGGTGGCGCAACACCCAGTGCACCGACGCCTGGCACAACAGATACGGTGACTGGTTCTACAACCCAAACCGTAAAAGAAATGCTGGAAGCTGGGACAAATAAATCTGATGCGGTATCTATCATTACTACAGGCGGCGGCGCGGCGCTTGTGGCTGTTGCGAAAAAAGAAGTCGGTACAAAGGAAAGCCCATTGGGTTCCAACAAGCAGAAATATGGCGCATGGTTTGGTATGAATGGCGTGCGCTGGTGCGCGATTTTCGTTAGCTGGTGCGCCAATGCCGCCGGGATTCCGGCAAGTGTTATGCCGCATGGCGAAGCTTCTGTTTCCGGTTTTCAGGACTGGTATGCAAGCCGGAAACTGTTCCGGAAAAAATCATCTGGATATATCCCACAGCCTGGCGATTTGATGATTCAAAAAAGCGCGGGCGCAAGTCATATTGGCATTGTGGAAAAAGCGGACAGCGACAGTTTTTCTACGATTGAGGGTAACACCCCAAACAAAGTTGGACGGCGTACATACCAATATACTGATGCAAAACTAACTGGGTTTTGCACACCCAAATGGTAGGTGACAATATGAGCAGTTTAAGTGAATTTGCGCTTCTTTTGCAGCAAATGCGGTCAAAAGAAGTATCTGGGTATGAAATCGGTACAGTGGTAAAACTTATCCCGTTTACCGTATCGCTGTATGGCGGCAGTATGATGGCGGCTAACCCGTTGCTGAAGCTCACAGAAACCGCTGCTGCAAAGGATTGGCGGGTTGGTAATCAGGTGCTTTGCCTGATGCAGCCAAGCGGTGTTGTGCTTGTGGACAGGATGTGATTAAAATGCAGTTATTCCCTGATTTTACGGAAACCACGGTGTCCAATTTGGACACCAGCCAACCTGCCGCAGAAATACAAACCAGCTTAAAATATGACCATGAAAATAAACTGTTTCACATGATAGACGGTTCACCGGTCACGTGTACTGGCAAACAGGCTGTGCGGGAATGGATTGCATTGATGCTGCGTGTACAGCGCGGTAAAGATCCTGTTTTCGCGGAAGATTGCGGCATTGATGTGGATGGGCTGCTGGGCACGCGGGCTTTCCCGGACGGCTTTACACGGTCGGAAATGATACGCGAAATCCGCGAAACTTTAGCCTTATGCCCTGCCATCAGCGGCGCGGAAGGGTTTGAGGTAACACGCATTGGCGCGAATATGGCAGTGCATTTCACTGCCTTGCTGCGAAATGGCGAAACATTGGAGGTGAATGAAAATGTCGGTGGATAGCATTCATGCGGCGTTGCTGGCGCAGATCCCGGACAGCTATCAGAAAACAACAGGGTTTCCAACCTGGATGCTGACACGCGCCATGGCGCATGGGCTTGCCGAAGGAGAATCAGCCATTACAAAAGCACAGCAAAACCTTGATCCGGAAAATCTGCATGGCGATGATTTAACCCATTATGTGTTTACGCGAACCGGACAGGAACGGCGGGAAGCTGTGTTTGCCAGCGGAATGCTGACCGTTTCCGGCGAAGGGATTATTCAGGCTGGGGATTTGTTCGAAACCGAAGGCGGCATTCAGTTCCGTGCTGCCGAAACTGTGATTGTTTCAGGCACGGCAAATGTTCCTGTATTTTGCGTAACGCCTGGTGCGGCTGGCAATGTCGCGGCGGGTACAGTCTGCAAAATGCCTGTGCAGCTCCCCGGCATTGACAGCATAACCAATCCCTTGCCGATGACAAACGGTTTTGACGCGGAAACAGATGCGGAATTATTGGAACGGTTTTTAGAACGGTTGCAGCAGCCTGTAACCGGTTCTAACAAGTGGCAATATCTTATGTGGGCAAAAGAAGTTTCCGGCGTTGGTGCGGCGCGTGTGTTCCCACTGGGGCATGGTGATGGCACGGTAGATGTGATTATCATTGACAGTGATGGACAGCCCGCAAACCCTGCACTGGTGCAGGCTGTACAGGAATATATCGATCCGGAAAGTGCCGGAAAAGGTGAAGGACAAGCCGGAATCGGGGCGCATTGTTATGTATCTGCCGCGGAAGGTGTTGCTGTGGATGTGGCTGTTACAGTGAAATGTTTGGACAGCACTGGGATTTCGGAAGCGGTGCAAAAATCCATTGTAAGCTATTTGGCAAGTATTGCATTCCAGCAGGATTATGTATCTTATGGCAAACTGGCTGTTGCTGTGAATGAAACAGCAGGTGTGCTGGATTATCGGGATTTTACCATCAATGGGTATACAGCTAATATTCCTGTTGGTGAAAGGCAAGTTGCCATTTGCGGGGAGGTGACTGTTGCTTGTGAGAACACGTAAACCCGGCACCGGGCTGGAATGGGTACTGCCCAAAGAATACCGGCGGGATCAATGGGTATGTGATATCCTTGGGACTTGTGATGGGAAACTGTCTGAAACCATCTTGGCACCTGCTTTGCAGCTTGCGCGGGAACTATTGCTGGATGACATGAGCTTGCAGCAGCTGCAAATCGAAGAACGGCTTTGCGGTATCGTGCCGCCGTCAGGCGCGGCAATCGC